ACTTAACAGATTCCGTGTACATAAGCAATATCCTTCTTGATTCTATAAGTCCAAAAATTTATCGTAATAATCCTGAGGTGTAATATGTCTAGAAAAAAGAAATTTGAGAATAGTCATGTGGTCTCTGTACGTTTCGAAGACGACATGTACAATAAAATGCGGGAAATTGCTGCGTTAGAAACATTTACTACGGGCACGCAAGTTCATATGTTAGATTTAGTTCGTGGAGCTTGCGACTTTGTTTATAATGATAATGAACGGATGAGAGAGAGTTTTCGTAGGAGCAGAGCACACATCAATGCCCGATTAAACAAAAGACTTGAATGATAAGTAAAATTACGCTACGTTAGCAAAAAGAAAAAGGGAAAGCTCCGCTAAAAGCCTTCCCTGGATACTACGCAATGGTCGGGACTGCAATCCCTAGTTGGTAACTTACAATATCACACTACCAGAAGTGTATTATCCCAAGCAACAAAAAAGGTTATGACTTGGCTAAGGATAAGCGCACATCTGTCTATTTCAATCATGAGGACAACACCTTTTGCAACCTTAAAGACGTTGATATTAAACGACTTAAGGAAACATACAAAGGTGTAGATGTGGACAAAGAACTTAACAAGATGGTCTTCTGGCTTTCATCGCCCAAGGGAAAAAAACGTGTAGGCAACATAGCTTTTATTCTCCATTGGCTTGATAATGCGAAACCGTCTGTTAATCAACTGTCCCATTCTAACATGCCAGATGATTTTACTCCAGCTCAGAATGAAACTTTTCTCAATCCAGTCTTCCTTGATTATCTTGAGGAACTGTGGAAGAACAACGAACACCTTCTGGCACTAAATCGGATGCCTTAAATGACTTCATGCCATGGATTCATTTTGGACCAGGCCCGGATTGTTTAACGCCTATTGCAGATCTTCCAAGACATTTTCGGGATGAAATTGCAAAAGGCTATTCAACCGGATGGAAATGCCTAGATAAGTACCTACAAGGCTTAAGACCTGGTGAAGTTACGGTCATCACGGCCGATACTGGAGCTGGAAAAACGACCTTCTGCACCCAACTAATGGTCAACTGCGCCATGCAAGGTGTTCCGGTGTGGGTTAACTCCTGGGAAATGCGGCCTGAAACGACCATGAGGAAACTGGCCTCAATTGTCCTTCGTCGGCCTATGAAGATGCAAAACTTCTCGGACCATGAAAACGAACAGTTCGACGAGTGGGGATCGCGTTATAAGGTCTTTATAAACCCAAACACGATCGGTACTGACATCGAGACCCTAGGCAAACAACTTGTTAAGGCTAAGGAACTTGGTATTGAAGTTGTGATGCTTGACCATCTTGATTACCTGGTTAATTCCAAGAAAGAAAAACTACATGAGGCTATTGATGAGACCGTAAAACGTCTGCATGAATTAGCTTTCTCCTTGTCTATGCATTTCCTATTGATTTGCCATCCAAGACAATCCGGAACCTCGAACGAAGAGGTCGGAATTCACTCCTTAAAAGGCTCATCGTCCATTAAACAATATGCCGACAACGTTATAGTCCTGCATCGCTGTGCCCGAACAGATCCACAAGCAGACCCAAACAAGGTTAAGATCCGTGTGGCCAAAAACAGGATGTTCGGGATAGAAGGAACGACCTATTTATTTTATCAACCTGGCTGGGATGGATATTTGGAGTTTAATAATGGTATTTAGGAAACATATATATCCGGAGATTTTGACCTGTGAGCGTTGTGAGGCTGAGAAAGAACGAATTGAATTTCTTGTTGATAGCGAACTTCCAATGGTCTGTAAGGAATGTCTGACTACCGAGGAAATTAATGAGTTTATAAGGCCTGAAATAACAAAGATTATGATCAGGTTAAAGCCTTGGGAAAAAATCAAAATCATACGCAGGATAATGAGTGACCGTGAAATCGTAGTAAGAATAAAAGGATCAACCCGATAACTAAAGGAATATATGAAAATAGAAATTGGACAATATCGAGAAATGAAAAAACCTGGTCCTCTAAAGGCCTTTTTTACCCTATGTATTTACGACAAAGAAGGAGCTGACCGCCAGTACACAGATTGTCAGTATTTTGTCTCTGGAGATCGTCAGTGGTGGACTTTTGCACAGAAAATGGTCCCACAAGGCGAAGGAGTTAAGCCCAAGTACTTTGCCTACACGAAATATATGAATAGAGCCTATGCCGATAACCTTCAAATAACAGTCTTACAAGCTTTACAAAACAAATCCAGGGAATCCAATGAGCAGCCAAACAATTTCAGCAGTCCATTTAACACAGCCCAAAATCAAGTACAGGCTGAAGCACCCTTTGGTTGGTGATAAGGTTATTGATTCCTGGATGACCGTATGCGAACTGGCCTTTGACGTTGCTGCGGATGAGGTCTATAAGAAGTTCAAGGACACCTATTCTGAAGAAATAACCTTAATAGCCGATGAGATCATTACCTGTGCCGTGGAGATTAAATGAAGTCCCTAGTTAGTACATGGATAATCTTTAATATTTTATCCGTCTTTTTTCTTATGAAGTTTGTGAGGTTTCGTGAGTCTTAAAAGGATAATAAACCAAAGCAAACTCCTTAAGACCATCGTTAACGGTGAAATGGTCCTTCCTGGTGAGCCTATGATCTACTCAATAAAGTACTCAATAGCCTCCAACACAAGGTCAGTCCAGTTCTACCGAAACGCAAAGTGGAAGTCGTTGTTAAAGTGCCATTTCAGGTCTTTCTACAATACTAATACACCTGTTGTTGTGGTCGTAAAGTTCTATGTAAGTCCTCCGGAATCTTCGGTGTCGTCTGCTAACGCTCTTAAGGGAAAGACTCCGGCGACTAAGTCATATGAGCTTTGCGACTACCTTTTGTCTTTTTTAGAAATGCTCCATCACGTCCTTATTAATTCCTATCGTCAGGTGGTCAAAATAGACGCTGTAAAGTTCTATAGCGACAATCCAAGAACAGTATTTAAATTCATGCGATGGGAAGAATATGTCAAGCTACAAAGTAACAATCCCGTTCACTCCGAGGCCGAAAGGGTCAGTACGGATGGGAAGGTCGAGTTTTTACAACCCATCCGCAAAAGGAATGAAGGAAGTTCGTGAATGGGTCAAGAAAGGCCTAGGAGACGCTCCAGTCCCTTTGCTTACAGGCCCTTTACTGGTAGTCGCGCATCATCTATTACCAGCTCCTAAGACACTTTCTAGGCCAAAAAGGGAACTTAGAAACTTTTTACCGCATGCCGAACTTCCAGATGCCGATAATCTTGAGAAATTCCTTAACGATGCATTAACAGGTCTTATTTGGGACGACGACAGGAGAATAGTGTGGATGCTCCGGAGTAAACATTACACGGCCGACAAGGAAGGAAGGACTTTACTGTACGTTAAGGAGCTCCCTTTAGGCCAACCGAACTTTAAAGAAATCCTTGAGACCTTACAAGAACAAATAGACTTTATTAAGGAGGATATTGATGCAGCCATTTGATGGATCTGGTTATGGCGTTTCTATGTATTGGCGTTGGAAGATGAAGGAGATAGCGGAGGAGAATAAAGAATCTTGTCCTTGCTGGATTCAAAAAGAGCCTATAATAACGTTCAAAGAAGATTCGGGATTTGACATAACCATTTCGTGCCAAGACAAGACTTGCGATAAGACCTTTTGTAAGACTGAAAAGGAATTAGTCGATAAATTTAAAATATTCTACAAGGTTTAGCATGCATATTGACGGAAAACTCATGGCTTATTTGGCCGTAGCTAGGGACTTAATAGACGTGATTGACGACTGTAAGGAGTCTGTGGTGTTTAACAGTCCCTGCATTAAAGACCGTATATCCCATTTGTCGGCCAGCATTGACGGCCTTCAGGACCTTGTTTGTACGATTATGGATGGAATAAAGGAAATAAGCCAAGATTAGACCTTGGCCTAAAATGCAACATCCGAAAATCTTTGGCGAGATTTCCGGACGTTTAAAAATTTAGTAAAATCTTTTAAGGCCTATCATGATCTTCATAAAATCCATGTTCCTTGTCCTGATCGTAACTTGCATCAATATTTACAACAAAAAGAACATTGCTAACTGGATTTTTCTAAGGGACATGATAATCCTTTTTATGATTTTGTATTTGACCAGACACTTTTTGGCTTTTTTCTAATATCTATAGGAA